GGCGATTGACGACGCGAACGGAACGGCGCGCACCGAGACCTTTGTCAGCTTCACCGGAAACTGACCACGCTCATGGAAACCTTCGACCCGTCAAAAGTCATCGCCTCGCGTCCGTGGATCGACAAAGCCATTGAGGCCGTTGCGCCGTCCTGGGGAAAACAGCGTTTGCAATCGCGCGTTGAGACCGCGCTTTTCAGCTACAACGCCTCGCAGACGAACCGACTTTACGCGCCGAAGACCTACGGCCAGCCGAGCGAATCGACGCAGACCTCGCGCTCGCGCGTTGTGATGATGTGGGAATCTCGCGACCTAGTGGAGAACTTTCCCGAGGCGCGCGAGATCACGCGCAAGTTTGGGAACTACCTTACGCCGAACGAGTATTCGCCGGCGACGCAGGACCGCGCGTACAACCAAATTGTCTCCGAGTTCTTTCACGAGTGGTGCAAGCGGTGCGACGTGACCGGCCGGCACACGTTCAAGAAGCTGATCCAACTCGGATGCGAAGAGCGACCCGTGGACGGCGATTGCGGATACGCCATCCGCCGCGTTGGCGATGAACTCAAGATTCAGCTCGTGCCGGGAACGCGCATCGGCAATCCGAACGCGCTCGGGGCCGAGTCGGACAATTACTACCAAGGCATCATTACCGACGAGTTCGGCAAGCCGGTCGCGTATCGCATTTATCGCGTCACGCGGGAGGGTGTTTACTTCGGCGCCGAGGACGTGGCCGCGCACAACTTCTGCCACTACTTCGACCCGTTCCGCGTCGATCAATACCGCGGGATCACTGACTTTCATGCGGCAATCAAAACCGCGCGGATGCTCTACGAAATCCTCGAAGCCGAAAAGGCCGGCGTGCGCTTCGCGTCGCAACAGGCGGCGCTCGTGTTTAACGACCGCGGCTCGGCGAATCCTCGCAACTTGTTCACTCCGCAACCGACGGTCACGATGCCGAACGGGCAGACGCAGCAGAACGAAATGTCGGAGGTGGGAATGATTCGTTACATGGGCGCCGCTGACCGCGTGGAAGTCATGCCGTCGCGACCTTCCGCCGCGTTCTCCGGCTTCGTGCAGCATCTGATGCACGAGATTGCAATCGGCGTCGGCGTTCCCGAGGGAGTACTTTTCGGCACGCAGGATTACAAGGGGCCAAGCGTGCGCGCCGAGTTTGCGGCAGCTGATCGCGTGTTCACGCGGCACCAGGGCGTGCTCACCGACAAGGTTCTCGACCCGATCAAGAACGCAGTAATTCTCGACGCCATCGCGCGCGGGGAGATCTCGGCGCCGCCTTTGCTTGCCGGCGAAACCATTGTGCAGGCGCTCCGCCGCGCAACTACTGGCGAATGGCGTTTCCCGGCCAAGCTCTCAATCGACGTGGGCCGCGAGTCGGCTGCGAATTTGAACGAGAACCGCCAAGGCGCGAAGTCACTCCAAGAGATCGCCGGCGAAGAGGGCACGGACGCTTTCGCTCGCTTGGAGCAGATCGCGATTGAGGCAAGCTACGTCAAAGAACTCGCGACGAAGTACGGCATCCCCGAGACCGCGATTCGACTCGTGACTAATTCACTTCCAAGCACGCCGGTAGCCGCAGCGGCAGCGGGTGAGAACGTCGCGACCGCGGCAGCACAGGCGCAGGTCGATTCGACCGCGGCAACCAATGCGGGCGTCGCTTCCGACGGCGGCGAGTCGAAAACCTCGTCCGCGCTTTCTGCGAATTTCGCCGAAGCCTCCTACGTGCCGAACGACGCGATGGTCGCAAATGCGAAACGTGCGCTCGACGTGCGCGAGAAAGCGTCGCCGTCGAACCGCGGAATGACTGACGTCGGCATCGCTCGCGCTCGCGACATCATGAACAAGCGCCCGCTCTCCGAGGATACGGTGCGGCGCATGAAGGCATATTTCGACCGGCACGAGATCGACAAGCAAGGCGAGACGTGGAGCGAGCAGGGCAAAGGCTGGCAGGCGTGGAACGGCTGGGGCGGGGACGCCGGCCAGACGTGGGCCAATGCAATCGTCGAGCGACTCAACGCTGGGCGAAACAGCTCGGCGCGTGAACGCATCGCGCTCGCTCTCGCTGGTCCGTCCGCAAGCAAGCTCGCCCGCAACGAGGCCATCGTGCGCAAGCAGGTTCGAATTGCCGCGATGCGGAAGCGTCTCGGCAACAGCAACGCGTCGCTCGAAATGACGCGGCACACATTTGAACGCCTCGGCGGGGTGAAACTAGCAACGACCGAAACCGAGCAATAACATGGACGAACCAACGACAAAGACGGTAAACCTTTCGTGCGTCGAACTCGTCGCCGAGAAAACCGGCGAACTCAACGGGCGCGTCGGCAAGATCGAGCACGACCTCGGCACGCAGACCGCCGCGCTTGACGCTGCCGTCGTCGCGCTTAACGCCGGCATCGAAGCGGTCGGCCTACTTCGCTCCAACGTGCTGCGCAATGACCTCGTGCAATGGAAGCACGCAATGTCCGCGCGCATCGCAAATCTCGAACTCGCTCTCGAAAAACTCAATTCCAGCAAATGAAACTCAACGAACCGCAGAACATCGAACAGAACTTTGACGAGCTCGAGCTTGTCGCCGAAAAAGCGGGCGAGCTAAACGACCGCGTGGGCAAGATTGAGAACGAGCTGGGCGCGCAGACCAAGACGCTTGAAAGCGCGGCGATGGTCCTGGATGCCGCAATCAAAGGGCTCGGCGCGCTCAAGCATCAGGTTCTGGAGAATGACATTGGCGCGCTCCAGCTCGCGCTGAACGACAAGACCGCGCACCTCGCGCGCGAGATCGGCCGCTTCGAGTCCGCCGTCGCCGAGATCGACCGCCGCGCGGAAGCAGGCGACGAACAGCTTGCCGCGTCGCTTCGCGACATTGCGCTCGGGCTGCGCTCGTCCTTTGACGCGAAGTCCGTCGAGATTGCTGAATGGTCCGTGCGCGTGGAGCGCGAGATTGCCGCTCATTCCGTCGCATTAGCGGCCATTCCTCCGGTCATCAAGGGCGCAGACGCAAAGCCTTTCAACCCACGCGGGGAATGGCAAGCGGGCATGATTGCAAACTCGCTCGACGTGGTGAGCTACAACGGGTCGAGCTACATCTCCAACGAGGATGGCAACACGGAAAAGCCGACGCGCTCAACCAAGTACACGACGCTGGCGAAACGCTCGGGCAATGGCGCGGGCGGCGCGACGGACTTCGGCAGTCTCACCGGCACGATCCTGCCGGCACAAGTGGTTCCCGGCTCCGCGACCTACGCCGTGGGCGACGTGCTTTACGCCGGCACAACGGGCGCACTTTCCAAGCTCGCGGCGGGAACCTCGGGGCAACTTCTCTCGACGCAAGGCGCGGGCGCGGCTCCTATTTGGGTCAGCGCAACCGGCGGCGCAGGCGACGTGAACGGTCCCGGCAGCGCAACCGACAACGCGATTGTGCGCTTCGACGGCACGGGCGGAAAAACGGTTCAAAACTCGACCGTAATCATCGGAGACACTGGCGCAATCACTGGCGTCGAGAGTCTCAAGTCGTCCACTAGCGGCGGTCTTGCTATCATAGGCAGTGGAGGCACGACCGTTGCCACATTCGGTCCCGGCGCAGGCACAGGCGTCGCGTTCAATTCAAGCGGGCTAACGAGCGTCAACTCCGTCACGGCAGCATCCACCACCGACCTCACCCTCGCAAGCGGCAGCACGGGCGCGAGTCTGGTGCTGGGGCAGGGGACGACGGCGGGCACTATTACGCTCACACCAACCGGATCAGGAACGGTCGCTATCGCTGGAGCCAAAAAACTCCGACCTAGTGGCGACATTTATTTTTCCGCAACGAATCCTTTCGTCTATACCGACATTGCCACAAATCTTACCGGGCTGGAGATTTCAGGGAACTCGGCATATCTGAATTTGTGGACCAATAATGTCGAGCGCGCCCGCCTCACCTCCACCGGCAACCTCCTCATCGGCACCACGACGGACGCAACCTCCCTCTCAGGCGGTCTCGTCGTTAACGGCTCAGGCAGCGGAGCAGCGGCTAGCGGTCCCGGCACCGGCGCACTCCGCGTCACGGGCGGGAGCTACGTAAGCGGGGCGGGGTATTTCGGGGGGACGATCAACACCACAGCCGCCACCGGCAACCCCACCATTTCCGCAACCATCACGGCGGCAGGCGGAGCAGGTCAATTCCCGCTTTTCCAGCTCATCGACTCTCGCGCCAGTGGGGCCACTTGGAACATGGAAAACGGCAGGACGCTCGGTTCATTCGCGCTGCGCTCGTCAGGCAGTGGCGATGTCCTCACCATGACCAGCACCGGAGCCGCCACCTTCGCGGGCGCGGTGACGGCGCAGCAGATTAACGCGCTTGATTCTGCGGCAAATAATCGGCCGGCAGCAATAATTCGCGCACAAAACTCAACCACTTATTCGTCTTCAGTTCTTTCGGTTCAAGGAGACAGAACCACGACAAACGCAACATACAATTTAATTGTCGCCCAGAACGCTGCTGTAACGGGTCAGTTTATCGTCCGCGATTCCGGCAACGTCCTGAACACGAACAACAGTTACGGCGCAATTTCCGACCGTAAACTCAAGGAGAATATCACCGACACCGCTCCGAAGCTCGCGCATTTGGCGCGAGTCCGAATCCGTGACTACAATCTGATTGGAAAGACGGAAACTCAAACCGGAGTCATTGCTCAAGAACTTGAGGAAGTCTTCCCGTCATTGGTTGAATCATTTATCGACAGAGACGCGGAAGGAAACGACCTCGGAACTGTAACGAAAACCGTGAAGTATTCCCAGCTTGTTCCTCTTTTGGTCAAGTCGCTCCAAGAATTGCGTGCAGACTTTGAGAACTATAAATCCGCACACCAATAATTTTCTGCTAATTTTTACCATGAACGATCCCATCATCACCACCACGTTGCAGCGCAT